GTTTGCAAATGTAAATACGCCACTACCGTTAGTTGTAAGTACTTGGCCAATTGTGCCATCTGTAATACCTAAATCTAATAAATCATTTGGAATAGTTGGCTTATTAGTAAGATCGGTATAACTACCGGAAAAATTGCCACTAGTATTAGCGTTAGCATTATAAAGTTCAGTAAAGTTGGCGTTTACTTTTATCATGGCAGTACGAATAGGATCGCCTGTCCCGTCATTCGCTGCTAATCCTGTGTTAATTATTTGCTTAGCCATTTTTGTTCCTATTTATTTTAAACTATTTATTTAACCGTTATCAGTAGTAAAAGCGGTAGAGTCTACTGTTCTAACAAAATTGTCTGCTGATACAGTTTGGTTTCCAATGTCTTGGTTCGGCCCAACTATATCAGCGCCACCTACAATATAATCATCTTTTCTAATAACTTGAAACTTAGCAGTTATTACTGGACCTGTTTTTGCTTGGTAAGCAAAATTACCAAACATTTTAGTTCCAGCTAAATGCATAGTATCTGTCAAAACTTTTTCATAACGTTTGATATCTACAGTAGATTTAATTTCATAAGCATACTCTTGATAGTAATCGCTATCTTGTATTCTCATTTTACTGTCGTAGTATTCATCAACACCATCTGCTTCTAATGTTTTTACATAACCATTAAGATGCGAGTTTTGGCTAGCCCAGAATCCAGCAGTAATACCTTGCGAATTTGCTCTTAAGATAGCTTTAGCATGTCTTGTTCCATCTTCATCAACTAGATATACTTCTTCTTGATCTACATATCCAAAGCCTGAATTTCTAATTTCTGCGGCTGAAATTCTACCTTGTGAAAATAACGTTTCACTTCTAACTATTGCGCTTTCGCCAAATCTTTTAGAAGAATAATCTCTTTCAACTGCAAGAATGTCGTATGCATTTCCTTTGTGATTAAAGTAATCGTCATCGCCTGTTTTAAAGCCATAGTAACTATAAGGTCTTACATACAAAGCTTGTAAATCGTTATCAATTCTTGTAATTAAACCGGTAGTTCCGGTTAGTGGCTGATTAATAGTGTCTCCAACTGAAAAAGAAGCACTATAATTATCAACAAGAATAACTTGTTCAAATCTTTCAAACGCAAGCATTTGCTCATCTCTTATTAGAGTAAACGTATCGTTTGTATAACCAGATCCTGGGTTTATATTAATGAAAGATTTAATAGTACCAATATCAAACGGCGTTAAGTCAAACGCATCTTCTAGTCGAGTGGCGAGTGTAACCGGATTTGCTGAACCTGACATCGGTATTAAAGCCGGAGGTGTTGTGTTAAAATTAGAAGAATTTAACGGAACGTTTAAAAAGTTGCTAATTAAATCTGTAATTAAAGTAACGTTTTCAACGTTGGTTAATTCTTCAACTCGGGCATCAGTAATAACACCCGTGTTTGCATATAACGCGCCAGGTGAAGTACTGTTCTTTACTGATATTGTAAAAATATCGCCAGTTTGAGTATTAGGATTAAAAGCCGTAATAGTAAAATTTCCAGCTCCTCGATCTACTGTAGAAATAGGTCTACTAATACTAAACGAATCGCCAGGTTCCATCATTACACCAACTGCAACAGAGTTTTGGCCAATTACGGTGCCTTGATTTCCAGCAGTATCTTGCAGTACTTCTAATTCTCTAAATCTAAATTCTGAATTATCGAGAATAATTACTTGATTTGATACTAAAATCTTAGTGTTTGGTATCGTATAACCAAAACCGCCGTCTTCAATTGTATATCTTACAGTACCAGTAAATTCGTCTTGCAAATCGGTAACAATAGCGGTTCCGCCTTTTCCATATACACTTTCAAGACTAAAAATATCGCCTATGTTATTTCCAGTAGTACCACCCCAATTTAAATCTATTGTTAAAGAATCGGCAGAACCATTTAGTCTTCCAAAAGCTACGTCTTCTCCATTAATACGAGTAAGAATATCATCGTATTTTATGAACTTGCCTTTTGGATCTGTAATATAAATGATAGGTGTAAGTGTACCATTTAAATAAACAAAATTGATTTTATCTACAATTGCTTTTGCTTTAGAAATAGACCCGTAAATATTTCTACTTAATAAATCTTTGTATTCATAAAGAATCGGTGTTGTGCCAGAAGAATAAAACTCATTGTTATTCGGAAACATTTGAAGATATGTGCCGGTCTTCCAATTAGAATCAGAAGGCTTAAACATGTATTTTGCTGGATAGTTAACCTTAATGTCTTCTTGATAAAACATTCTAAAGAATAAAATCAAACCAGATTCTGTACCTTTACGACGGTACAAATCCATAATGTTTTTAATAACAAATCTAACAACGGTATCATCGTCAAGTGCTGGCAAGTCTGCCATAAACTTCTTTTTGAAATAAATTAACATTTCAGCAAGAGTAGTACCAACGTCGCGATATTCAAACAGCCTACGAGTATTATAAACACCCATGTTAGGTTGAGACTCTACAAATTTGTAGTAATGCTCTACCATACTAACAAGCTCGGCACCTTCTTGTCTGTAATAGGCAGGAAACTGCTGCGCTATTTTAAACGCAATATCTTTTTCAACGAGGATAACTTGATTATCGGCCATTATTTAACCTCAAATAAATTAACCGTTACGTCTTCGTCATCAATAAGAAAGATTCTACCTGCAGGAGAAGTAATATCGTCTTTTTCTGTAGTTACCATAATTTTAATACCTGATCCTACATATCCTTCAGTTTTAAAACCAACAAGATTGATTTCACCGGTTTCATAATTTATATTACCGGCTACAGGTTTTACAATCTGAGGGTTAACTAAGTCTGAAGTTACGATTTGAATGTTGCCTATACCGTCGTCTTGAAAATAAGACTCAACATTGTTGTATTGAAATACGCTACTTCTAACTGCAGGTTTATAATCAGCAAATCCGTTTGAATCTTTAAACGGATACGGCTTAGTTAATTTTGCGAAGAATTTAAATGACGGACTGGCAGAAATATTTAGAGCGGGTGAATACACAATATAAGGACACACGCTGATTTCATTACTTTCAATTGCCATATCGGCAGCATCAATATTAGATGATAACTTAGATAATCTTAATGTAGTATTAAAGTCATCTAAGTAAGTTGTATTGTAATTGGCAATTGCAGTTCTTACTTCTGTTTCAATTTGTCCCGCAGATTTCTTGGTTATTTTTGGGTTGAAATAAACATCTACGTTTACGCAGCCGTAAATAAACTCTGAATCAATAAAGATTGGTTCAATACCAAGAGGACTCTTATCTCTCAAATATGAAATATATGCACTAGATAACGTTGATGATAAACCTTCACGACCTTCGCCGAGGTAAACTGAAATAGCAACTTTACCAAATTGTGGTGGATCTAATTTTTCTCCGCCATACGCAGAAATAGAATCAATTTCTGGAAACTTTTGCTTTAATAAAATTTCGTAGTCTTTAGTAGTAACAGCTCGTTCTTGAATTTGCAAAGATTTAGGAGCAAAATATCTAATGCTTTCTAATGATTCTCTGTCTCCGCCACCAGCAGCTGCTTGAATAGTTTCTACAGATATAGTAGCAGATGGCGATTCTGAACCTAATGAAAAAGCGAATGCTCCATTTGGTTCAGCACCAGAAGTAATTCTATATCTTACACGAATATCTTCAAATGCTTGAGGTTGTAAACCAAATACGTTGTTACCAAAATAAACCGTGTAGCGCCCATCATAATATGGTTCTACATAGAATACTTTATCGGTTGGACCAACACCAAAAATATCGTTCTTACGAATAAAAACATTATCGTTATCTGTTGCTTCAGCATCAACGAATACCTCGATTGAATCCGTGTCAGCATTTTCGTTAGTAAGAATAACTCGTAAAACTCCGTCGTCACCAATAAAATAACCTTCTCTTTCGAATGAAGCAAGCATCGAACCTTCAAAGATTTCAATGTTTTCTGCAACAAAAACTCCAGGAGCAGTTTTACGAGCAACATACGCTACCGAGTTTACAAAGTCATAAGTAGTACCTTGAAATGAAGTACTAAAGCTTGAATATTCTGGAATAACTACTGTTTGACCAACAGCAGATGTATCTCTAATTGTCACATTTACTACAGCTCTAGCAGATCTTCTTGAACGAGGTAAGTAATTTAATTCTTTAGCATGAGACATTACTGAGTTTTTTAACACAGCCGAATCAAGAAACATTTCATTGATAGCCATGTTTGCGTAAAAGTTATTTTGAAACGTGTTATACGATAACACATCTAAAAACACACTCATGTTTGAGCCCTCAAAGTTATAATCTTTGAATTGTGTTTGGCTTTTCAGATAGTCTTTAAATTGTGTTTTAATAGACTCAAAGTCTAGTTCTGAAATATTTAATTTAGCCATTTATCGGGTCCTCTCTAAGAATACATCAAGCGTAATAGGCTGTTGTACATTCGTGATATAAAAAGCGATTTCAACTTTTACGACATTGTCAT